CTCTTTTCACCAGAAGACTTAATCATATCATCGACACGCTTCATGTTATCCTGCATGCTTGATGGTCTTTCCGTCTCCTGTTGACCCATTTTTTTCTTTCTTGCGTCTGATCTCTTCTTAAACTCTGTGCTAAGACGATCTATAAACCACCGCCTATATGTCACAGGAAGCCCTCTTACATCAGAGTAACTCATATTGAGGTGATACTGAAGTAGAAATGCCTCTTCTAGAAAAGACTCTCTCCACTCAGTCCGACGGCCAAAAAAACCCGGCGCCGATCGGAAGAGAGACACGAGATTCCTGATTGCATTGAGCGCAGTTCATCCATACAGACATATCAATTCCTGGCTCATTATTCTCGATAAATGTTCTTAACTTTCTCGAGTCTAGGGCAGGCATGTCTTTGACAAATGCGTTTATCTTGTTTCTATCACTTACTCCATCAATTGAAACAATTAGCTGCTCAAGTCTAGAAGTGACAAGACTATCAATTTTTGCGTCAGGCATCATCTTTCTGCGGCGCTCAGCCGTCAGATTCATCTCTTCCTCATCAGCCCCCCTTAGGAATCTGAAATGGACCTCTTTCCCTGTGACGGGAAGAGTAAATAAGAATATATTCTCTCCTTCTCTAATGGGATCTAAAGACAACCTTTTTATTTCAAGCCCAGATAGGTCAAAATCTTGGTTGCCTTTCTTTCCACATTCTGGACAGCTAACATCTGCCTTATATGCAGTCCCATACCCGGTGATTCTCACCGAAACCATTAGAGCATTTCTATCTCCAATTAGCATATCTCTAACGTCAACATTATCATCAACTAGACAAGACTCTAAAAGTGTAGTTATCACTATTCCCTGCTGAATAAGCGCTCGAGATGAAAGAATATCCTCCTCTCTAGCTGTCATAGACTTAACATGCAGAATATTTCTATTATGAAGTGCTGATCCCTGTGGATAAACCTTACCCTCAGAGGGAACAGGAACTGCTTCAACAGGCACATCCCATCCAAAATCATCCTTCATTACACTGTGTTTTTGAATACTTGGTTGGTCTGACAAAACTTCCTCTTTCTTTATTCTAAAATAATACTAGGATATGTGTAAAGGTAAATTAAAATAAAAAGCCCTCCTGATTCAGGAGGGCTTTAAATAAATAAAATTTTTAAAATCAGTATTGTAATACGGCGTTATCGTACCGTAGTGTGATGGATATCTCTACAGGGTCTGTGTCATTTTCATATGTAAGGTTATTAAATGTTGCGTCCTGTAAAAACGCTCCCTTTATATCCCAGAGCTCCACCACTGTTCCAATGGGATCAAGAAGCTTGAGCTGACAGTCACGCTTATAAAAGTCTGCATACCCAGCACGTCCAGACACAGACTCATAGTGTGTTCTAATCCACTCCATGACTTGTTGAGCTCCCGAGGGTGCGATCGGATCATACAGTGTTAGCGCGATCGGATCAAATGTGAGCCTCCCTGATACATAACGCTTCGCGTTGATCCAGGGAATTTCCTTTTGAGCCAGAGTAAATTTAGGTCTGCTAGTTGTTTTCATCAAAAAGGCATCAATGCCCTCTATCGCAAAAATCCACCTAAACTGCCTTTTGGGCTCAAATTTATTAGGTAACATATCGGTGACGGATAACGTCTCAGCCATTTTTTCTATCTCCTAAAGAGTTTATCATTCTTAAGTATCTACCTTGCAAAATTTATTCTATGCATTTTGAAACGCATCTCCTGCATTTGTAACAACAAAGTCAAGTGCTATAAATTCTGCCGTACGTGTAGGCTGCAAGAATATCTTACCCCTTAGGGTGTTATTCTCAATATCAGCCTGCGTTGTTGTTGTTGCATCGATTACAACCTTGTATCTATCAACACCACTTCTCTCCTGCACGCTCTGCAATATTGGCGTAACAAGAGCATTAAACCTATCAAGAGTCTCCTGTCTATTTGGTTCAAATAGCATAGTATTTGCAACAGCTCTAACAGATCTTCTCACGTTTATGAGAAGCCTTCTAACATTGACCCTGTCTAGTGAAGAGTCTGTTGCAAGAAGAGTCTTTTGACCAAAGACCATCAATCCTGTTCCTGGGAATGCTGTGATCGGATTTATATCTGCATCATAGAGTGTATCCATATTTGCCTTGCTAACAGGAACCTTGGCATACAAGGAGTCCTTTAGCGCGCCTCTTGTAAATCCTGCCGGTGCAAACCATGGGTACCCAATTGAATCGTTTATTGCAAATGCGCCCAATACTGCGACTGAGGGCGGTGCCTGAACATTTGTTTTTGTCGTGGGATCTGTCATGATAACATCAGGAAAATACGCCGCAGCAAAGGAGGAATTTAATCCTCTATTCTTAAAGGCTGCCACCGTGTAGGCTACACTTGGATTAGAGACTGATGATGTTACAACTGTATTTATCTCATCTCTCTCCTCTATGTCCATTATATAAAGTGCATCAAATCTATCTTCAATAGCATCTATTGCGTATGTTGTAACAGAAGAATGCCTTATTCCAGGTATAACTAAGAGATTTATATCTACGTCTGCCTTTGTTGCCATCATGTCGACGGCCTTTCTATATGCAGCTACTGTGGGACCATTTGTTCCCCCTTGATTTGATTCATCATCCATCTCTCTTTTAACTGCTGCATTTGCAAGAGCCACTCTATCCCTATTGAACATGTCCGTTCCGTCAAATCCTCCCTGAAGGACGAACGTGAACTTTCCAAACCTTCTATTTCCCTGAGTCTTTAGATCCGAGACCTTTAGTGCTCTAGTCTTATTTGACTCATTTGCAGTTATGGATCCTTTTCTCACGTAAGATGCGCTAACCCACTCGTTAACATCCGCTATAGTATCTGATCCTGTTCTAACCTTAATTCTCTCAAGAGAGAATAGATTATTATTAAATCTATCACAGTCTAATACTGTTCCTCCTGAATCTGCTACTCCAGGATTATTTCCAACAGAAAATTTTCTGTTAGAGACTGCGAAATCTGGGAAATATTTTACTCTAGATCTCCATGTATTATCTTGAACAGCAGAAAGATTGGGCTTTGAAACTGATACCTTTCTAGAAAGCTGACATCCCCAATAGAAAGCTGAATTTGTCTTCTTATTGGGAGATGTTCCTACTGCTACACTTTCTCTAAACTGAACTGGCGGCGTTACAGCTCTTCTATATGAAATAGCACCTTGCCCCTGAAAGCGCGGGTTGCTTGTGGCATCACCAACTGTAGACAATATGCTGCTTCCAGATGTGACAAGGTGACTAAGACCTCTAAATCCTAGCGGAAGCGAGTCCTGTGGAACCTCTCCTGCCTTGAGCCCAGCACTCTGTTCTATCCTAATGTAATTTGACATGACAGGGTGATTTCCCTTGACAACTAACTTTTGTGATGCTGTTGCTTGATCAAAGTCAAAATACGTATTTTGATCCCCAATGACACGAGCTATAAACTTATCACTAGAAGGATCAAGTGAAAGACCTCTATAGGACTCTAGAGGAATCTTCTCTTCATCTGTGTCATCAAACGCTCTTACAACAAGATCAAAGGTTCCATATAGATATGAGTCAACCAATGACGGCTTTATATTCTCAATTGATATCTTAAAGAGATCATTACTAAATTCTCCATCTGATATTGAGAATATTCTGAATAGACTGTGCCTTGTTCCTGCATAGTCTTGTGATATTACGGCAGGAGATCGCGGTGCCCTGAATCTATCCTCAAACGACTCATAGTCTGGAACTGATGTATTTCCTGTATCTCTAGCTAATGAGCTAGTTAGAATAAACGCTATATCTTCCTGTACACCAGCTGATGTATAGCTTTGGAATCCCGGATGTATGATTCCTGATCCTGTTGCCTTGCAGAATGCTGGGTGGATGTCGTATCTAGCATATAGCAGGTGACCCTTCTTCTCCATCTCAAGCGGATCTGTGTTAAGAACGTTTCCAAAGTAAGCTGGAGACTCTAGGTCAAATGACGCTGTAATTATATTTGGACCGTCACCTGAATTCTTGTGACCGTTTATAAGTATTACGAAATTCTGAGTCGCAAGATTCATTGTTCCTGTCATCGCGCCGCCGTATGCGAAGCTGGCGGGACCTATCATTCCGTTTCCAGCTGATGCTGTAACAGCACCAGTTCCAGGAGTATTGCTGGCCTGACCTGATCCAGACAGCGACAGTATAACCCCGGACGGAGCCATGAGGACACCGCGAATAATAGGGTGAGCTCCTGTTCCGGCTAAAATTGAAGCGCCTTGTATTCCGGCATCTCTAAGCAGTGAAGACCCCGCTGAGTCAGAAAGGAAACATCCAAGGAAGTATGTCCTACCCAGGTCACTGTACGGGCTAGTTGCGTAAGAATTTCTTGCTACAACACCTCTCTCTGATACCTGCTGTGATCCAACGACAAATCCTGCGCTTGTAACCTTTCCTGTGCTAGTACTTCTCTTCTTACAATCTCCTGCTCCAAGTACCCTTATATATGTTAGAGCCTGTGCTGTCTTTAAAAACTGACTAACTGCGAGTGGGCCAAATTTTTCACCGTCTGTGTTTCCAAATAGTTGTGCAAAATTTCTATAACTGGCTATCGTAACTGGGACAAAAGCAGGTCCCTGATTAGCAGTTCCCACAACACCCGCAGGGGTTCCCACAGGACCTGCAACTGAGGGCGCTGAAAGGTCTATTTCAGTTGCTGTAACACCGGCACTGTTAAAAACTGTCTCAGCCATTTATCTCTCCTAAAGATTCTATCAATATGTATCCGTTACTCAAAACTTACTCCAGCATTAGTGATGATAAAGTCTATAGCTATGAACTCTACGGCTCTTGTGGGAACAACCACTATTCTTCCATTGAGAATGTTATTTTCTACATCCTCTTGTGTGTTATTGCTTGCATCCATTACTACCTTAAATTGATCAATTCCTTGCTGGCTCTGAACAAGAGCTAGAAGAGGTGTGGACTGAGCGATAAATCTAGCTCTTGTCTCAGGAGTGTTCTGCTCAAAGACTATCTTGTTCGCAACATCAACAATTATTCGTTTGACCTCTAGAAGCATTCTTCTTACATTAACACGATCAAGAGAAGTTCTTGCCTGCTGGAGGGTCTTCTGTCCAAAGATAACAAATCCTGCTCGAGGGAATGTGGCTATTGGATTGATTCTAGCGTCATACAGCTCATCTCTATCAGCCTGGTTTAATCTAACACGTACATTTGTTACAAAGTCAAGAGACCCTCTATTGAATCCTGCTGGCGCGAACCATGGATAGGAAACATTATCACTAAATCCTATAGCTCCGATTACAGCAACTGATGCTGGTACATCGACAAGTTGATTGTTAA